ATCCATGACTATGTTATGGAGATGGAAGACGCAAAAGAAGAAGAAGAAAAAGAAGAGAACACCCTTGTAATTACTGGTGAGGATGGCAATATAGTACACCTAGACTTCAGCAGTAAGACGAAAGGGAGTGCATAATGAGACACGAGGCATACATGAAACAGCGGCGTGAACTAGAAGATATGGTCAATAGTCCAGCACATTATAACAAGGCTGGCATTGAGTGCATTGAGGCTATTCGCGCAGCTACAGGAGATGGTTATGAATATTATCTGCAAGGTAACATTATGAAATACCTATGGCGTTATCGCTACAAGAATGGTACAGAGGACTTAGAAAAAGCACAGTGGTATCTTAGCAAGCTGATAGAGGAAGTAGAAGGCTGCTACGATGAGAGTTAAGATTTATATAGCTGTCGATATAGACCCGGAAGATTATCCTGTTCCTGCTGACGGGGATGTGACAGAAGAATTAGAAGAGTACATGTATGACATGTTTTACGATATTGATGGAGCAGAAATTATAAACATCAAAACAAAAATGGAGTGATATGATGAACAACTATTTGCCTACAGACTACCAAACATTTATTGCTACATCCCGTTATGCGCGTTGGATTGAAGACGAACAGCGCAGAGAGACGTGGAGCGAAACTGTAGCACGGTACTTCGATTATATGGAAGGCCACCTTGCAGACAAGTATAGCTATGTTTTGTCAGATGAATTACGCGCAGAACTTGAAGAGGCTGTGCTTAACCAAGACATCATGCCAAGCATGAGAGCATTAATGACCGCCGGTCCCGCGCTTGACCGTTGTCACGTCGGTGGTTACAACTGCTCCTACGTACCAGTGGATAATCCTCGTGCCTTTGACGAGACGATGTATATCCTCATGTGCGGCACTGGTGTAGGCTTCTCTGTGGAACGCCACAATGTTGAGAAGCTGCCAATCGTCAACGAGACTATGCATGACACGGATACTGTCATCAAAGTTGGCGATTCTCGTCCGGGCTGGGCCAAATCCCTGCGTGAATTAATTTCGCTCCTTTACGCAGGGCAAATCCCAAAGTGGGATACCAGTGAGGTACGCCCCGCTGGTGCGCGTCTGAAGACGTTTGGGGGTCGCGCTAGTGGCCCAGCCCCTCTGGAAAACCTGTTTAACTTCTGCATCAAGAAGTTCAAAGGTGCTGCTGGCCGTCGCCTCTACCCTATCGAATGCCATGACATCATGTGCAAAATCGGTGAGGTTGTAGTTGTCGGTGGCGTCCGTCGTTCTGCTTTGATTAGCCTATCTAATCTTAACGATGACCAGATGGCACATGCAAAGTCAGGTCAGTGGTGGGACGAGCCACAGAAAAACATCTACAGGGAAGGCCAACGCGCACTCGCTAACAACAGTGTCGCTTACAAAGAAAAGCCGCAGATGGGTACATTTATGCGTGAGTGGCTGTCGTTGTACGAGTCAGGCTCTGGTGAGCGTGGCATCTTCAATCGTCAGTCTGCACAAAAGCAAGCTGCTAAGAATGGTCGCCGGGATGCAGAACAAGATTTCGGAACTAATCCTTGCAGTGAAATTATCTTGCGCCCGTATCAGTTCTGTAACTTGTCAGAGGTTGTTGTACGTGCATCTGACACGCAGCAAACCCTTACAGAGAAGGTTCGTCTTGCCACCATACTTGGCACGTTCCAATCCACGCTGACTGACTTCAAATATCTGCGTAAGATATGGCGAAACAATACGGAAGAAGAGCGGCTACTTGGTGTGTCACTGACAGGTATTATGGACAATGCCATGATGTCTGGTAAGTCAGCGCACCTTGGTAAAAACATAGGGGCTACACTGAACGCACTAAAAGAACAGGCAATATCAACTAATGCAGCTATGGCTGACCAGCTTGGTATACCACAGTCTGTTGCCATTACCTGTGTAAAGCCGTCAGGCACAGTGTCGCAGCTTGTTGACAGTGCCTCTGGCATCCACGCTCGTCACAATCCGTACTACATTCGCACGGTGCGTGGCGACAACAAAGACCCGATTACACAGTTTATGATTTCGCAGGGTATCCCAGCAGAGCCGGATGTTACCAAGCCGGATAGCACGACTGTGTTTAGCTTCCCCATGAAGGCACCCACAGGTGCAGTATGCCGCGAAGACATGTCTGCTATTGAGCAGCTAGAGTTGTGGTTGACCTATCAGCAACACTGGTGTGAGCATAAGCCCTCCGTAACTATCACGGTCAAAGAACATGAGTGGATGGAAGTGGGTGCATGGGTATATGAACACTTCGATGAAGTGTCTGGCATTAGCTTTTTGCCGTTCAGTGACTACGTATATCAACAGGCTGTGTATCAAGACATCAGCAAAGAAGAATACGAAGAAGCACTTTCTTTCATGCCCAAGTTCATTGATTGGGTCAAGCTGCAAGAGTTTGAGAAAGAAGACCACACTTCGGGTGGACGAGAGTTGGCTTGCTCTGCCGGTGTGTGTGAAGTTGTGGACATTGAGGCGGCATGATTGAAGGTACAGACATGCCTAACTGGTGGCAGTGGTGGTTGTTATTTGCCATCACTGTCAACACCGCCATCAATGTGGTTGTATTCTTCAAGCACAGGTTTAGACAAAAAAGGTTGACAGATGAAAAAGAATAGGCCAATATGGAAACAGGGTGATGGCTGGGTACAATACGAACCGCCTAGACATCACCCTTGTTATGAAGAATGGGTAAAAAGAAAGGAGAAAGAGAATGAAAGGACAGATGATACAGGCTCTTAAAAATCATGCCATTGCAAATATCCATTTGCATAAAACAAATATTGATATATACTTCGCTAATCCAGCAGGTATTGGGGAACACTCTGATATTCTGGAAGCAGTGCAGGGTGAACTAGATAAGATAGCTGTGCATGAAGACCGACTCGCAATCCTACGAAACTGGCCACAAGGAGACGAAAATGACGAACAACGTAGTAAATCTGGAACCGAATAAGAAAGACCGCAAAAAGTTTGACATTGACCTCTCGTATGGAAAGGTGCGAGAAAAGATGGTGGCTGAAATGCTGCAGGACAAAAAGATTGAGGTGAAGTCAGAGCGTGATGTGTGGATGCGCACAGGCAACATTGCCATTGAGTACGAGTGTTACGGCAAGCCTAGTGGCATAAATGCAACAGAGTCAGACTACTGGTTCCACAATCTTTGTGTAGGTGACGAGGTGTTTGCTACACTTGTGTTTGATGTGAACAGTCTCAAGCGTATCATCGACAATCTTGACTACAAGAAGACAGTATCTGGCGGTGACAACAATGCGTCCCGCATGTATCTTCTGAATCTGCAGAAGCTGTTTTCATCTGACGTAATTAAATCATTTAAGGAGAGTGGCAATGAATGAGATACTAGCACAACACTTTCAAGACGGGTTTGATGCCTTCAGCGAGGTGGATGAAGTCAGGCGTAGGAAGCGTGGTATCATATATCACCAGAAAGCAAACCCGTTGAAGGCTAATGGCAAGTATACACACTCTGCACATCGTGAGTGGCAGCGTGGGTGGAACGCTGCATACTTTAAGAATTTGGAGAAACAGAATGGACTTGGAGCAAGAAGCTAAAACTTGGATGAAGGAGAAATACATGTACGGGATAACCGGCACAGCATATCAAATAGCAGCGTGTGACACTGCAATCTTCCCAAAGAACAAGGCTATGGAGTATCTTACTCTTGGCCTTACGGGAGAGGCAGGTGAGATAGCAAACAAGGTTAAGAAGTTTATACGCGACGGCGCACCGCCGGATGAATACGAGGCAAGAAAGATTCAGATTGCGTATGAGATTGGGGATGTAATGTGGTACTGTGCTGTCCTTGCTGAAGAACTTGGCATGGACCTTGGACATATCATGGAGAAGAACTTGGAGAAACTAGCTGATAGGAAGAAGCGTGGAAAAATAAGTGGGTCAGGTGACAATAGGTAATAATACTGTAACACAACTGTGGTATAACATGCCCTGAAGAGTTAATCAGGACTCTTCTGTCACAGAAAGGAGACAATATGTTCAAGAAACTTATCATTGCGGCAGCAGCCGTACTCGTTAGTAGTGGTGCATATGCACGTGACTACATCTCTATCGTAGGTTCATCTACTGTGTTCCCATTCTCTACGGCTGTAGCTGAGAGCCTTGGTGGCACTGGTGCCTATCCAACCCCTGTCATCGAATCTACCGGCTCTGGTGGCGGCATGAAGCTGTTCTGTAAGGGCAACGGCATGGATACACCCGATGTCACAAACGCTTCTCGTGCTATCAAAAGCAAAGAAGCAGCCATGTGTGCAGAGAATGGTGTTACCCCCATCGAATACCTCATTGGCTACGATGGCATCACCTTTTCAAACTCCAAAGACGGACAGCAACTGTCGCTTACTAAAGAAGATATCTTCAACGCTGTTTCTGAGAATGTGTACGACAATGGAACATGGGTGCCTAACCCAAATCAAGTATGGTCAGACGTACGTGCAGACCTGCCGAACATTCCCATCAACATCATGGCACCACCGCCTACCTCTGGCACACGTGATGCTTTCGTGGAACTGGTAATGCACAGCTACTGCAAGAAACAGCTTGGCCTTGACAAGAAGACTTACAAAGCGAACTGCACTCGTCTGCGTATCGACGGCCCTGTTGTTGAGGTAGGTGAGAACGATAACCTCATCATCCAGAAGTTGCAGGATGACGATACACGATTTGGTATCTTCGGTTTCTCGTTCCTTGACCAGAACACAGACACGGTTCAGCCAGCTTTGGTAGATGGCGTAGCACCTAGCTTCGACAGCATTGCTGATGGTTCGTACGCTGTATCACGTCCGCTGTTCTACTACGTCAAGAAAGAACACATTGGTGTAGTACCGGGGCTAGAAGATTACAGCAAGCTGTTCAAAAAAATGGCGGCACCAGAAGGACCGCTTGAAGACATGGGACTTATCCCACTTAAATAACCAAAAAGAGAGGGGGCTTCACGGCCCCTTCTTTTTTACTTAGCA